TAGCGGTCGTTGTCAGGCACATCCTTTTCATCGAAGTTCTGCTCCGAATCAAAGATCGACGCCATCAGACTTGCGCCCGATGTGTCAGCGTCAGCGTCAGTAATGGTGTCACCACCGTTACCACCGGAGACTGTAGCAGAGGCCTGCGCGGCAAGCGCGGCGACCTGTTGCAAATGCACGTCGTACTCTTTCGCAAGAGCGCGACCCGAGTCCTTCGAATAGATCGAACGGACATCGTAATGATTCATCGCCTCGTCAATATTAGCGATAAACCTGTCAGCCACCAGCAAGTCATCAATCGCGATGACGCGCTCGTTGTGGTTGACTGTGGTACCGGTCAGTTGTGTTCCCGGTGTGTGGTAGGACGCGGTGCCCTTCCAAGTAGCGGGAAACTGAGCCGACTTGCCCGAGCTGATGCTGCGGACGATGTGGCGGCTCGCCATAACATTCGTCTCTTCGAACGCTACGAGAACCTCGCCACCGTACTGCTTGAGGAACAACGCTTTCGCGTCGCCCGCCCCGTCCTGTTGTCCAAGACGTGATACATTGAAAGCTGCCATGAGTGATACCTCAAGTAGGTTGTGTGTTACTAGGAAACCCACCGACACTCTTCGCACTGTGGAGTTGTCCCCCGCAGGGGGCTACACGCTCAGTGTGTTGGCCTTCGGGTTGTCGCCATGGAGGGCGATCAACCAAGCAGCAGGACCCACTACCCAACCACCCACCAGGGGAGGAGGCGCGGAGGACCCTGGTATCACGGTTTGATCCTGCTGCATATTGGTAAACTATAGGTTGACATTCGAGGTACGGATGTAAACCTTTAGCTTGCGTCCTTCTTCTTGCCCATCGCGTCACCCAGGAACTTCAAGAGCCCCGAGCGTTCTAACGCTTTGTCACCAAACCAGAAGCCTAGTGTCAACAGATTGAGTGAGAAGATCAGCTTCAACGGGAGGTCCAGCACCACGCCCTGCGGACCATACACCCACTGGTACACCAACCACATCAGCGCACCGAAGTTGACGAACGTGATCACCGGACGTACCAGACCACGGATGATCTGAATGCTGCGCGGCATGTCCTTCGCCGCTCCGGTATGTGCGATCACGAACTCGTTGAACCTGTCCTTGGAGTTCTCAGCTGCTTCATACATCGCCAGCCTGAACGCCATCTTCTGCTCGTCACTGGCCTTGTCCCCGAAGATCTTGTCGAGGACGCTGTCGGCCATGTCTGCTACCCACTTGGCTGGGTTCAGCTTGTCCCATATCGCCATGTGTTACTCCCGTTACGGTGATACGGCCAGCCGTCTCTTCACATCCTCACGGTACGCCGAGTCCTTCTCGTACCGTGGGTCCTTCATCGCTGCCGAGATCTCGGCCTGCGAGCGGAAAGGTGCAGCACCAGTTACCCCCATCGCGGTCTCACCGTCGATGAGCTTGGTCTCGCCTTCACCCAAGGGGTCCACTGTGCCAGCTGTGACTGCTGCCGCATGTTCTGCCGCTAGTCCCATCAGGGTCATCTTCGCGGCCTCGAGGTTGTTGCCTTCGAACACCTGGTTGAGCGCAGCCACCTGTTCTGGTGTCTTGCTCGTGCCTGCCCAGGCGAACAGAGAATCCAGCTGCTCCTGGCCACCGGCTATCTCAGATAGCGTGCCAGCATATTCTCGAGCCCTCGACATCTGACCATCAATCATCAGGTCGACGGTCTCCTTGTTCAGCCCCGTAGCTGCCAACTTCTTGTATGTCTTGTCGCTAAGTTCGCCCTTCTCGCCGTACTCGGCTGTTAGGGCAGCAATGTCAAGAGCACCCGTGCCTTTTGCGGGCTCATTGTTTGCGGTCGGTATCCCCACAGTCGGCTTTGGCTCCACGACTCGGTTCGGTTCCGGCTCCTGACCTTGCTTCTTTTCCAACGCAACGTAGGCCGCTTGAAGATCCTCAGCTGACTTGAACTTGCCGAGGATTAGGTTCTCGTCGGGCTTCACTATTGGTGTGCCGTCTTCGTTGAGTTCGGGCTCTTCGTTGGTGTTCAGATTCAACTGGTTGACTTCACCCATTAGTAGTCCCTCCTAATGTTGCCGCTGATCGTGATGAACCAGCCGGGACAATTGGTGGGATCGTTGAGGGCCTTCTTGTGCTCGAACGCCTGGCGCTGCCTGTAGGCGTAGAGAGTTGCGCCGTTGATTTCGTTCTCCTCGTGCGCTGCGCTCTCGATGTATGCCATGACTTCCTGGGTGGTGAACTCGTTAACCCAGTCATTGACACGGTCCATGCTGTTCTTGGACATGTCGAAGGGGGCCTTCGGCTGCACTACCTTAGGCAGTAGTAAGGCCATCGCGGCCTCAAGCTCTGCTACCTTGGCCGTCATCGAGGCCATGTCTTCCGACATCACCTGGTCAGCCTCTTCCTTCAAAGTTGGTGTCTCTGGATCTATCTGAGACTCCGTGAGATCATCCTTGATCATCACGACCGCTGTGCGTCCCTCGGGTGGTCCCTCGGTCAGCTCGGTCGACGTGACCACCTTCGCTCTCCTGCTTTTCGTTGCCATTCGTTACTCTCGCTTATTGGGGTTGCTGTGCCTGCGCTGCCGCACCAGCCTGTCGGATGGTCTCGGGCCCAAGAGCTGCTTCCTGCTCACGTGCCTGCTGCTCCTGCCGCGCCTTCTGTACCTGCTCCTCACTCCGCAACACTCCCTTCATGTCGATTCCCAAGGCTGCCGCTCTGCGCGCCAACCAGTTACCGACCATGACATACTCTGCTACCGCATCAGGTCCGAAGATCTGTGCGCCCTGCACCAGTACGTCCAGCTTGCGTAGATCATGGTTCCGACCCAAGGCTTCGAGTCCGGTCACGATCTTAGGAGTCATGCTCTTGACCAGCGCGGCTGGCAAGATCTTCTTCCGGCGCAGCCGAGCCATTGCCCAGCGCACGACGGGAAGTTGGAACTCCTGTGCGAACAGTGAGTAGGCACCGCCGAGTGCATCTTCCAGCTCGTTGGCGATCAGCCTGATCTCTTCCGCAGTCACCCGCTCCGCGTCTCGAGGCATCTCGGAGGCGAGCAGGAACACTGCTGACAGACGCCGCTCGATCCTATCGGCCTGCGTCTGCGCGTAACTAAAGTCCGCGAACTTGTCCAGCTGTAGTACTGTGATGTCCTTGGCGTCACCCTTAACGAAGGCCCCATTAGGTGCCTGCGCTATCTTCGTGGCGTTCGTGGTTCCACCGGGACGGGTGAAGAAGAGGACCTTCGCCGCAGCTGCAGCCCCCTGTACGATGGCCTGGCTCAGCATGTCCAAGGAGTTCAGGTCACCCTGGTACTCCTCGACCAGCGAGCGACCGTAGTCCTCGTTGTCGATCTTGGTGAGCCTGAGGGGGATCCACGATGTCTCGTTGACATGCTCCTTGTGGATGGTCTCCTCGATCACCTTGTCGTTGATCTCTTGATGCACATGGAACTGCGTGCCGATCCTGCGCACCCATGTGTACAGCGCGATGGTGTCCTCGTGATCGTTGTCGCCTACCGCAGTAGCTGCAGGCATGTCGATCACATACTTCTTCAGCTTCGGGTCCAGCGCAGCCATGCTCAGCCACTGCTGGGTGATGATCTCCAAGACCTTGCCCTTGGGGCTCCGCTTGCATACGAACTCGTTGAGCCGGAACATGCGGGGGGCCTCGTCATCCAAGTGCAGTAGTCCGTTGCCGGCCACCACTGCCTGCTTGGTAGTCTCGAAAGCCGTGGTGCGAATCCCATACTGCTCGATCTCGTCCATGACTTCCTGCTCGACGCCCGACGTACCGGACTCGATGGCCCCCGTGGTGTCCTCCTCGGGGACGTCGCCAGCGTTGCGCTCGCGAATCATCTTCTCTGCCATCTGGTCTAGCACCAGCCGGAAGAACGGTGCCTCCGGTGGGAGCAGCGCAAGCATCAGCTTCGAGCCGAGGTTGTTCACCCCTCTCGCGCCAACCGCCTGCCATGGTGTGGGCAGGTCCTCCGAGCTGTAGCTGGGCCCCTCTGTCTCTGCGTTGGGAGGCATCAGCGACGGTATCGTCACGTTCGCAGCCGCGATGGCCCTTCGGAGGAAGGGGTCCCGGTGCGTCTTGAGCGTGGCGTACCGCTTGGAGGCCTGGGTGGCCGGGGGTTGCATCAGTTGTCTCTTAGCCATCTGGTGTCTCCGTTAGAGGATTCTGTTCTTCATGCTTCCAGCGTAGGTGTCGGATGACCTCCTGCTGTCCGATCAGTCGTTCGAAAGGTACGGGTACATTGGGGGCCGGGATGCTATCTGGAAATGCCTCTGCCAGATAGGCAATCAGCCCCTCTGAAATCTTTGGTGCCTCCATTTTCAGCCTCCTGGTGATACGTTATTCCCTATTAGCACTACCTAGAAACACCATGATGACACTGTCGCCTATGCTACACAAAAATAGGGGCTACCCCCGAGAGGGTAACCCCTTGTGGTACAACAACTTACTCCTTGAACGCCCGCCTGGTCAGTGGCATCAGCTCCAGCTCAGCCACCTCCCGCTCCTCCAGCTTGACTACCAGCTCTACGACCAGGTCAGCCAGCATCCTGCACATGTCCCAGCCTCTCGAGACCTTGGCGTGGTACAGCTCATGGGCCAGGGTCTTGTCGATGAAGGCCTTCGTGGCTCCCTGCTCAGCCATGCCAGGGGTGTTGAACTTCACGTCTACGGTCTTGTACTCCCACGTGCAGCTGATCTTGGCGAACGTGGGGTCCCCGTTGGGGTGGTCCTTGAGCCTGCCAAACTTGAGGTTGTACTCCCAGGTCACCAGGTCCAGCTCGACCATCCAGTGGGCCAGCCTCTCCTTGATGTAGGCCTCAATCTTCTTCTTGCTCTTCATCAGGTGGCTCCCATAGTGTGATCTGTCGTGTCCGAACGTCGTAATCCTCAGCCCGCAGGATGCGAGCCATCCGAGCGTTCATCAGTGCCACCTCCTTGCCCAGCCCCTTCGACTTGAAGGCTGCCAGTATCCTGCGCCACGCGCCCGCGGTGTCGAACCCAGCCGGGGCCATGTTAGACAGCAGGTAGGGCTCCAAGATTAGCTGAGCCTTCTTCGGCCCAATGCCGGGGACACCCTTGTACCCGTCGATCGCATCACCCTGCAGGATCTGCTTGTAGAAGAAGAAGTCTGCATCTTCCAGATCGATCTCCACCACCCCTTCGTCTAACTTCATAGGGTTCAACAGGTTACAGGGGATGGACTTCATGTCCTTGTCGATGCTGATGACCACCTTCCGGCCAGGCACCAGTGTCTTGTGCGTGGCGATGATGCCAAGGATGTCATCCCCCTCCAGGTTGGGGCGCTCAAAGGTGGTGTAGACCTCAGCCATGTAGTCGCGCAGTGCCTGGTAGATCACCGGCTTGGGCTGGTTACGGTTGCTCTTGTACTCGTCGGGGTTGATCTTCCTCCTGAAGTAGTCACCACCGAAGGCACTCAGCGCGATGATGATCTCGTCGCAGTCCGCGGCCTTGGTGAGTGAGTCGATGGAATCGTCCAGCTGCTTGGTCGCGGCACCCATGTCGGCGTGTCGTGTCCACTGGTGAGGGTCCCACTGTGTGTTGTACTCGTTGGCACTTGCCGCCTGGTAGGCGAGCACGTCGCCATCTATCAATGCAGTACCCGCCATTAGTGAGTCTCCTTCCATGAGGTACCGATCTTCACGTCGGCATCCATGGGGCATTTGAGGTTGAAGAGGTCGTTCACCCTCTGCATAGCGGGTGACATCAGCGCAGCGATGGGCTGTGTCACGCTAGGGTGTGTGCTCAGCTGCTGCTCGTCGTGTACCCACAACATGGGTCGCCATAGACCCTCAGGGTTGTCGACGCTGAGTGCCGGCCCGAACTCCGCAGTGATCATGTCCCGGCAGTAGATGAGCCAGTACTTGACCACCAGCGAGCCAGCTGTCTGCAACAGGAAGTTGAGCGCGCTGTGCTCCGACCGCGTGTAGACCTTGCGGCCATCGAGGCTGATCAGATACCCCTGCTTGTGCTCCTTCTTCACCCACTTCTGCAGGAACCCCAGCGCGGGGATCTTCCGCTCGATGCGTGCCTTCCGTTTCTTGCCGAGCGTGGGGTCTCCGTCGCCCAGGTTCTCGTTGCCCGCGCCATACAGATAGGCGTAGGTCTTGGTCTTGCCCTTCGGTCGGGACAGCCCCCACCCCTTGGCGAACATGGTGTGTGGGTCGCCCTTCAGTATCACCTCAGCGAACGCACCGTCGTCCCACTTGCTCATGTAGTGTGCGAGACAGCGCAGCTCCAGGC